GATGAAATTTGCTCTCAAGCGGAGACTCTGGAGCGAGCGATGGGGGAAGAACTGGAGCCGCGATCTGCTGATACAGTATCGTCGGCATCTCAGTACCCCACTACGTTCTTTGTCAGGATTGAGCGAAGGTGATTTCCAAACGTGCTCTCGTTCGAAATAATTAAAACGGCATTCACGTATGTGATCACGATAATGCCCTGAGCGCCGTTTCCGCCGGCTCCACCAGTCGATGCGTTGGACGATCCGCCACCCGCACCTCCGTAACCACCGCCCGCACCACCGCTTTTATTTGTTGTTCCACCTGGTGCCTGGCCGCCGCCGCCGCCGCCGCCCGAACCATGAGTTCCATCCCACTCCGTGCCGCTCCCACCAGCGCCGCCATTCCCGCCACCTGAACTGTTGTTGCCCCCAGCGCCACCACCGCCGCCGCCATTTGATCCAGCCGAACCATTCGTATTGTTGCCGCCGGCACCGCTACCAGAACCCCCTGAGTTGTTACCGCCGGCCCCGCCCGTCGTTCCAGATGGCGTTCCACCGGCACTGCCACCGCCACCTCCTCCACCCCCACCCCCGCCGACTGCATTGATTGGCGAGCTGCCATTTGCGCCAGCTCCGTTTGGCCCAGCTGCACCACCGCCACCACCACCGGGGGCTACACCAGAACCTTTCCCAGTGCCGCCAGAAAACAGCGTCGATCCAACTCCAGAGGCGGACGATCCCCCAGAAGCATCACCACCGCCCGATGTCCCCGCCGCTCCTCCCTTGGCGCCGACCGACGATGCGGCAAGATTTGCACCGTTAAAATAGGAGTCCCCTCCCGCAGAACCAGCTCCAACAGTCGTGGCCCCTGTCCCAGCAACACCAATGTTGTATGTGGCTGTTCCGCTTGGCGTCAGCGTGAGGTTCGTCGTTTTGGAATAAGCGCCACCACCACCGCCGCCACCAGCGCCAACCCCACGGTTTTGTGTAAGCCCACCACCACCGCCGCCACCTAATGCCTCAATCGAGTTGCTTGCGCTGTTCCAATCTGAAGGAACATTCCACGTCTGGTTGCTTCCCGGTGAACTTGTGAGAAACGTAACGGTGGCGAGGTCGTAAAAAAGATTGTCACCAATCTCCGGAAACCACCACGGCGCGGGAAGCCGCCAGAGTTCTCTTTCAATCGCAAGCGATCCTGAGACCATCGCAGACAGGAAGGCGTCTGCGTCGTCGCGATCGTCGAACCAGCCTCGCCAAACGATGTGCCCGTCGTTCAATCTGGCTGTCAGACGAAAGCGCGTTTTGTTTTCGATGTTAAAGATTGCTTGGCGTTGCGACGGTTCACGCCATGAACAAACGTCTAGCGGGCGCAAAATCCTCGCGCGCGGCTCTGGAAGGATAATCATCCATAGCTCCGCCTGGCATGATACGACGCCTCAATTCGTTCAAGCTTCTTTTCAAATGGATCGCACTTGCCGGTCGATACGCAGCGTGGGCATATCATCTGCATACACAGATAGCAGAGGCCGCCAAGCTTTTCGGGATTTACCCGATGTGGAACAATAACGACATGATTGCAATGTGCACAGGTGAATGTGTCGTGATGTTTTTCGCGACCGCTATCTGCATCCGTGCAGATAAACGCTCCACCCGCTTTCATTTATCCAACCGTCGAACGTGCCCGCAGTGACGCCACAACAATGGCCGTGCTCATGTCGACGCATTTTCCGGACACGGATTTGTCTCCGATGGAGACTGTCACCAAGGTTTGACCGTCCGCAGCGCTGACGGAATAAGACGCCCCATTCGGGATCAACTGGATTGCGGACTGCAACTCTCCGATGAAGTTTGCCTCTGGCATATCAAGCTCAGAAGCAATCGCGCGGTTGGCTTCAGCCCCCTTGATGCTGCCAAGCTCAATGGCACTCGCCAACTTGTCGACACCAATTTTACCTGTCGCCTCCTTCAGGAGGTTCAGAAGATCGGATTCCGACCCGCGCTGATCGGCAGGTGTTTCGAGCCATGCAATCGCCGACCCCAGCGCCGCTGACAATCGTTGATGGGCGTTGACGACGAGGCAGATCGTGCCGACATTCGCGATCGTGTATTGCACGATATTGCCAGCGCCATCGGCGATTTCGCGCGATGACGTAGGGCTCCAAGGGGTCGGCTGCGGGGCTACAATTGCCATGTTGGTCCTCTTGCATTGACTAGTTCCGGGATTGCCTGTGTGGCAATCCCGGAACCAAATCCTTACTGTTCCTGAAACAACGCTTCGGCCGTTGCGGTGCCGGTGTAACCGCCCGAGCGGACGCGGACGGTAAATCCGTTGTTGGCCGTCGCGGGGGCAACGAGTTCAGAGCCTGGAGCCGCCACCCAGCGATAGGAGGCGCGCTGGTTGATGCCGACATAGAAACCTGACGACGACGCCGTCACGGTCGGCTCGGCCGTATAGTTGGCGTTCGCCGTCGACGCCGCAGCGGCATCGGCCGGGTCAAGCGCAACAGGCGTGACGGCGGTGCCGGTGCCGTTCGCGGTGATGCGCGATACGTCGAATTCCATGTAGTTGTCGGCCGGGGTGCCGTTGGTGCCGATCAGGATGTCGTACACCTTGGTGCGCCGGACGGTCGCGCCGGCAAAGACGGCGAGCAAGCTCTTGTAGGTTGCCGAGACGGCCTGTTGCGTGCCGCCCAGCGCATTGTTGATTGCGTAGTTTGCCATTTCAATCTCCTAGCTCTAGCTATTTTTGCTGGGCTGAGAGCGCGGCGCGCGCAATCAGGAACCGGGGTTAACTGAGCGCGTGACGTTCAGCGTAATCGTCACCCGCGCCACAGACATGACGCTGTTGACCACAAAACCGAGGATGTCTCCCTTCTTGAGCGAGACAGTCCAGTTGACGAGCGACGTGTCAGAGTATTTTGACCCTGACGCAATCGCTGGATAGTTTCCGGCGGTGATCGTGTCCGCCGCAACGGGGTGCGTAATGCCGGCGTCGAACTGCGCATAACTGCACTTCTGAATGTCGATCGAGATTGAGCCGGCCGGATTGACGAGCAACTCAACGCCAACGATCGTGGCGTCCCACGGCACGACCTCATAACCCGAATTGCCGCCGGGCACCGTGAAGCCGCCGCCATCAATCACCCATGTGATTGAGCCATCCATGTTGTTGGCAAACTTGTTTGCAATGGCCTGCGTCGTCGTTCGCTTCGACGTTCCGCCTTGCACGATTTCCATTTGCTCCGAGCCGTCGAGTGCGATGGCGACAGGCAGGCTTGGAATCGGGACATTGGCCATCAATAGTCCCCCGCATTCTCAGCCTCTGTCGCTGAACTTTGAATGACGCGCACTCCACCATCCTCGACGGCGCGCAACGACCCATCCTGGGTGACGCGGTATTCCGTCTCCGACGAAACGTAATTCTCCGGCCTGGCATTACGGATCGGGACCGGATCGGGGGGCAGCACAAGCGTGCGAAACTGCTCCTGCGGGACATCAAGGCAACCGCGACACACCAGCCGCCCTGTATTCTGCTTTGCAGTGCCGCGCCATTCGTACTGGAATTGTAAATCCACGTGGTTGTAGAGCATCCCGCAGCGGTCGCAGACCGCGAAGGCGCGCGGTGCGCGGGGGTTGACCCTGGCATGGCCGTGGTAGTTCATCGGTAGTAACCCCCGAGATTGGGGGCCATGATGACCGGAACATCCTCGGCATCTTGCGCTGCTGCGACCTGCCACGCCTCCATGGCGTCCTGCTTGCGCCTCTCCTCCAGATCGGGCCGGTAGACCCGCGCAAGGCGGTGAGCGAGCCCGGAGACGAAGGCGTCAAGAAAACGGTAAGGGATATTTGGCGTTTCACCGGAAGCCAGATTGGCGTCCTGAACCTGGCTGAGCACACGCAGGTTCAGAACGTAAGGACCACCACTGTCGGGAACCGGCCAGAGGGTGATTTGCGGCGTGATCTGCTTGTCGAGAAAATAGGACGTGGGGGGTGCCTGCGTCATCTTCGACGGGATTGCCGCATAATCCGTTGTCGACAACGGCGCAATGATGCGGTCATTGGTGGCACCTCCTGACGTGATCGTGATGTAGGCCGCCAAAACCGCCACCAGCGAAGCCGGCAACGAATAGGTCGCTGTCCCTTCCACCAACGAAATTGAATAGAGCGACGAGGTCCAGCGATTGACCTGCTTGTTGGCCCACTCGGACAGCATCAGATTTGTTTCGGTCTGGGCGCGGGACAGGTGTTCCGTAGTCAACTGGGTCGGGCGCATGGTCAGGCGCGCGAATGCATCCAGCGCCAGCGCCCCAATTCCCGGCGCGAACGCATACGTCCCGGATGATGCCATGAGTTATGATCCGTTGCCGAACCCGGACTGAATAGCGATCATGGATGCGGTGCCTGGCGCAGTGAACGAGTTCTGCGTCAGCCGGACCGCCCGCACCGGGGTGTGAATCGAGCCATCGGTATTGGCCGTCTTGGCCGCCAATGCCGCTACCGAAAGCACGGTTGGGAAGGTGCCGGAATACGGCGCGTTGGGATCGTCGTAGGTGTATTCGACCGTGAAATTGATTGTTCCCGTGACCGTGACGAAAATACCAACGTTCATCGGAGTAACCGTGTGATCCAGCACAAACCATGCGCTCGATGCAACGCCGCTCGTTCCCACGGTCACGGTGCCGGCAACCGTGCCGGTATGGGTCACGGAGCTGACGGTTGCAAAGTCCTGGGTTGTGGATGCGGCACCAGCATTGGCGCCGGTAATGGTTTCGGTCAGCGCCGCGCCGGTGCGGGACTTTCCCGTGACTGTGAATGTGATCCCGGAATCATTGCCTCCCGAAGTCACAATCACGCGGCGCGCCGCATCGAGCGTGGCCACGCCGCTTGCGACCGTCGACCCGTTGAGCGTGATGGCACCAGCCCCAGGCGATTGCGACTGGGCGATATTGTTCGCCGAAGCCGCAGCAAGCGCCAGCTTGGCCTGAAACGGAATGGCCATTGATTACTCTCCCAAAAAGAAAGTTGGGGGGCGCGAAGCCCCCCGTCAGTTTCAGAAGTTGGTGTACTGCGTCTGGCCGAACAGGCCGATCGTTGACGAGACATTCGCCACCGAAACAGTAATCGCAATCTGGAGCTTCTTGGTGCCATCAGACGCGGACTGCACGGCGTAAGTGCCCCGCACGTCACCTGTCACGGCGGTTGCCGGCGACGTGGTGTCCGCCACCAGAAATCCCGTGCTTGAGGTCACGAACGCGCTGTTCCAGAAGATGTCGGCATAGAAGAAGGCGTCGGTTCGAAGACCGAAGCCGAACACGTCACCTGTGCCGATCTGGACCGTACCCGCAACGGTTCCCGTGTGGGTCACGCTACGGATATACTTGAACGCCTTCTTGCCACTCGCCGTGCCGGCATTTGCACCCGTGATGGTTTCCACCATTGGGTAGCCATAGACATCGAAGCCGGTCACGGTGAACGTGATGCCGGAGTCGTTGCCGCCGGACGTGATGCGGACATTGCGCGACACGGCCTTGGTCGGGTCCCACGATTTGATCGTTGCGGACTGCCCGAAGGATACCGACCCCATCGCCCCATCAATGGCCAGAAGGCCAGTAACGGTTGCGCCCGTGTCCGAGCGAGCGATGGAGGTGCCGACCGTGATGCCGGCACCGGAGACCGAGACAAGCGTAATAGCGCCGGCCCCAGGAGACTGGGACGCGGCAATGTTGTTGGTCTGCATCTGCGACGGAGCTGCATCGACGACCACGTAAGAGCCGTCGATGAAGCCATACGTCGGAGACCCGAAGTCCTGACCGGGGTGATAGGTGAACGGAACGCGCGGGTCGAGCAGCATCGTCCCCATCAAGAACGGCGACGGGCCGCTCTCGGGGTTGAGATTGGCCACCTGACCCGGCGTGTTCTGTTCGTTGAACGTCACCACAGGGCCGCTGAAAGGGGTAATCGACATCAGCCTCTCCTGTGATTACGAGGTCGGGAACGAACCGTACATCGCGCGCGGATCATTGGCGCCGAACGAATAGCGTTCGTAGCCCTTCACCAGCAGGTTGTCGGTCACGAAGTCGACCTGCATGTCCATCTCGAACGGCTTGCGCTCCATATGAAGCAGCCCTTCGATGTTGGTCAGCAGGAACCACGCATACGGCGAGGTCAGGAAGTCCATGACCATGTAGCCGTCTGGCAAACCGCCCGCCGTCGAGTGAATGGCATTCACGTCATTTGACGAGGTGCCGGGGCGCAGTTCGGTTTTGGTCAATCGAACCGCGACCGCCTCCAACTGCGGTGGCACGATCAGTTTGCGCGCGCGCGCAAGCACACGCAGACCCGCTTCGTCGTAGAAGTTGGTGCGCGTGTTGACCATACCCTGCAACAGCGATGCCTCGTTGAGGTCGAGGTCGATCGAGAACCGATTGCCCCACGTGCCGCCATCGTAAGGGTGGCTTGCCGAGCACAGGGCCACGCCATCGCCGCCGACAGACGGATCGTAGGTGGTGGCATTGTTGAGCACGTTCGCGCCGAGGATTTCCTTGAACTGCGCGAACGAGTTCTGGAGACCCAGATTGGTCGGCTTGAACTGCTTCTTGTACTGATTGTCGTCGATCGCCTTGCGGGTAATCGCGTACAACAGGCCGATTTCCTGATGTTCGAAATTCCACACAAAGCGTTCGCCGGCACCGTTGTCGGCGTTGGTTGCCGCGCCTTCCTGCTTGTACTGAGGCAAGCCGAGGAAGCGCATCTGGGTCGAGCGTTCGACCGCCATGTCCGATTTGTGGACCTTGAACACCTTGTCCCACTGGCGCGGGATTTGGTCGTACTGGCCACGCACATCAAACAGGCCGGGCATAAGCTCATTTTTGATTTGAGCGAGTGAGATTGCCATTGTTCATGCCCTCCGTTAGATGCCGGTCGTCTGAGCGACGTTGGCCGTCACGACGATCCAGTTATTGGCAGAGGCCGAGTCCGAGCCGTTGCCGATGCCGTCGTACAGGCCGACGATGCGCAGCGGCAGGGTAGCGGTCGTGCCCTGCGTGTTTTGATCGGCATAGGCACCGGACAGACCCGTCAGGGTCGAGCCCGTTCCAAGCGCGAGGTCGATCGTCTGGCCAATGTCGGCCAGCGTCACGGCGGTCGCGGTTGTTGCCGAGTTGCCGGTCTGGACGATGAACTGCGGGAAAGAGCCCGGTGCCACCGGAGTCACGTAAGCAATGGCGTCGGCAGCGGCATCCGAGCCCGGCCAGTAGGGAGACCATACGGTCTTGCCCTGCGAGACGGAGAGATACTTGCAGCCGACAAATACGCCGACGAATTGTGAGGCGGCGGTGCCCGCCGTCCACTGAGCGATGTAGCCGGTGCTCAAGAGCTTCACCGGATCATTCTTGTAGATTTTCGTTGCGTTGCCCGAGGCAATCTTGAACGTGGTGTTGGCGAAAGTCGGAGCCGCACCACCCGCGTTGCCGATCTGGGACAACCCAAACGGCGAAAGAACGTTTGCCATTGTGGTCAATCTCCATCGAGATTTTAGGGGGAAGTCACCAAAACGGGCATCGTCAGGTGAAGCGGTGAGCCCCGCCAGCGAGGCGGAGAAATACGAAAGCCCTCACGCGAGCGCCGCGCGAGGGCTTATCTGTTCGATGACTGGACTTATTCGATCGGCAGCGCAGGTCGTGCAACGCCCGACCGTTCGTAGCTGGATTTCACCGAGGCCGGCGTGCCGGTAAACCCGGACGGGACCGACATGCCAAACTGTTGTTTCTGGTCCTGCAACTGACGCCGGGCGCGCATCTGATCTTCCTCGCGCGCCTCCTCTGTCAATTCGACCTCACGCTCCATCAGCATGAGACCATCACGAATGATCGGCCCCTTATAGCCGGCCTGCATGAACATGCCGGGATGGCGATCGGCGGGAACAGCAATCCAGCCGTCCTGCGCGTATCCGGTCTGCGCTGCGATCTGGTCCTCGCCGTAGATCGTACAGACCTTCCATTCGTAGGTCATGCCGGCGGGAATAATGGCCGGGTCGATGTGGAATTTGTCATCATTGCCACTGCGACGGCGGGACACTTCCTTGCCGTCACGCATGACCACAACGCGACCACCCTTTTCGAGATCAGGACGCATCGGCTCACGATTAAGGCGCGGCCGACCGCGCTTGGCCTTGGGTTCGTCGCTCATGACAGCTTGCCTTCCTTTTCGAGAGTCTGCTTGGCCTTCCAATACGCCAGCGGCGTCATTCCAAGGGCCTCGGCCGTATCCGCCTCGCGCTTGGTCAGGGTGATCCGCTGTTTCGGCGCCGCCCCCGGCGCGCTATCACGTGACGGAGGAAGTGCCGCTGGCTTGGCAGGACGCTCCGTCACCTCGGGCCGCTCTTCGCGCTTCTTCGGTGCCTGACCGGTCATTTTCTGGTCGATGAACTGGAAGTATTCGTCGGAGTCCGGCGCCAGCCCGCTATCAACGGCCACGTGGTGAGCGGTGATCAATTTTTGGTTCTTGGTGGCGTCCGTCACATAGTCCGGATGCTCACGCAGATATTTCTGCGACTGCGGCGAGAACTGACTAACGTAGGTTTCGAAACCGTTATTCTCCGGCTCGGGCTTGACCTCGATCGCCGTGCGGCCATTGCGCAAGTCGTTCAGTTTGACCTCGGCCGCCGCAATCTTGCGCTGCGCCGCAGACATCCCGGACGAATTGGCGTTGTCAAACGCTGCGGCGTATTCCCGCTCGGCCTCCTGCGCCTCGGCCTCGGCCAGGGCAATGGCGCTCTCGATCGCGGTCTTGTCGGATGCCACCTTCTCGGCGCGGACACGGTCAGCAACGGTTCGCGCTTCATTGGCGCGGCGTTCCGCTTCCAGCCGCGCCTGACGCTCTTCGACAACTTTGCGCTCGGCCTCCTCGACCGCCGCACGGGTCACAGCGACAGGGTCTTCGGTCTCCTCCTTTTTGGGAGGCTCCTGTGACTTCTCCTCGCCGACCTCTACGTCGGCCTCAGGATCGTCTTCTGTGATTTCGATTTCGATTTCGTCTTCTGGATTTTTAGACATCGCGTCTCCAATCCCCCTCGCGCGAGAGGTTAAAAAACAACGTCAGGGCTGGAAATCCGGCCCATGATGTGAGCCTCTTCGACGATGCGGCAGCGCACGCCGTTGACATCCAGCGGGACGCCATCGGCAACACGGATGAAAACCCAATCGCCGACCTCCACACTCTGCCCGTGGAATTTGCTGATCTCATCGTCAACAAAGGCGAGCGGGCCCTTCTTGATCACGAGGTGAGCCTTCCCCTGCCATTTCGACTCGTCGCGCGTCTTGCTGGTCAGGATGATGCCGGATTTTGTCGTCTCCGGCGGGATGTAGGTCGCGAGCAAAATCTTGTTGTGAAACAATTCGACGGTGGAAAGGTCGCCGACCTTTGCCATCAACTCCTGCGCGGGGTCGATGGCGTGAACCATTTTCATGGGGGGCAAGAGAACCTCCTGATTAGGGACCGAGCGCGCGGCGCCGGGCGTCTTCAACAATCTGCATCGCCTGCCGGATGCCGGCGATCTGGCCGATGCGGTATTTCAATTCCTCGGCCGACAGCGCGCGGCCGTTCGCAACACCCTCAACAAGCGACTGGCTTTCGACATCCAAACGTTTTGTGATGTCGGAAATAACCTTGGATTCAAACGGGTCGATCATGCACGGCGCTTCTGGGCCCGCGCCTTCTGCAAGCGGCCCTCGCCGCTGTCCGCACCGGCCTTGTTCACGCGGCCGCCCCGCTTGCGCGGTGGCATCGGGCCGGCATCAGGTGGAACGACAGGAGGAGCCGGCGGCATCGGGGCAACATCCGGCTTTCCGACCATGATATTCACATTGGTCTTGCCCTTGACCTTGCCGCCTCGCGCATACTTGTCGAGCCGCGCCTTTGACTTCCCGCCCTCGGCGCGGACATCTTCGTCCTTCATCACCTTCTTGATGAGCTTGCGATCCTCGGCCGCATCGGAATGGGTTCGTCCGCCACGGGCACGGCCAACGATGCGGCTAACGCGCGCCTTGGCGTCCGTCTTGTAAGGGTGGCTCATGGCTCACGCTCCTTGGGTTAGTTGAGGGCTGGGCTGCGGGGATTGCTGCGGTTTCGGCGCTTCCAGCGCCTCAACGCGATCGAGCAACGCAAGGATGACAGGAGCCAGTCGATCACCGGCGATTAACTCTTCGATTTCGGAACGATTCATGGATGCCTCAATTCGGTTGATGCGGAACAAATTCGGCCATGGTGCTGTCAACGACGCCCTGACTGCCGGGATGGATGGCAAGGGTCTTGGCCAGATCGACCCCTGCCAGTTCGCGCTTGAGTTCGCGTTCCTTGTCCTTGTCGGCGAGGTCGGCCTGTTTCATCGCGGCGCGCGCCTGCAACTCGCTCAGCTTGGCGGCAGCTTGGGCCTTGACCGGATCAATCGGTGCGGGGCCAGGCGGTTGCGGCGGCAGGAACAGGCTGTCCACATCGTCGATGCCGATGATGGACAGGATACGCTTGTCGACCGCCGTCTTGTCCATTTGTGGGTTTGTCGCCGCCACCTGCTTGAGCGCCATCGCTTTCATGATGCGGTGGATATGGCTCGGCGTGTTAGGGTCCGACTGCGGGTCGAGGCCATAGGTGTCGAGCGCCTCAATCACCAATTCCTTGGTCAGCCGCTGGACCTTGCGCCGGTCCCCGCGCCACAACGATTCCGGGTCTTCGCGGAACAGCTTGGCGAGCAATTGCAGCTCTTCGGACTGCGCATGGTGCAGGTTCTTGTGCACCGCGCTTTCGATCTTGGTGGCCTGCTCGATCAAGGCGATGGTGGTCCCGACAGGGGCATCCTGACGCCCTTCGCCAACCTGAATTTCGGCCGAGCCCGCCACACGGCGGGTCGCATCCTGCACCTTGTCGATCAGAGACATCAGACCGGGGGTCACATCCTTGTAGGGCAACGCCATGACGGCATCGCTGATCTTCATGCCGTTGGTAGCGATTTCCTTGCCTTGCCCCGGCCCCACGCGGATGGTGTTGTCGGTGAGGCCACGGGTTGCCTCCTTGGCGATCAGGAAGCCGGGGAATGATGCAAACATCCCGGCGTCGAGAGCCTCGCGCCATGCGCCTGTCAGGGTGCGGGTCGAATTGCCCAAAATGTGCAAAAGGCCGATGCCGTAGAAGCCAACCCCCCGGATATAGCAATAGTGAACGAAGGTCGTGTCGCGCAGGCATTCAGTGTCTTCCGGCGCCCAGTCGCGAATGATTGCGAGAATCTTCCGGCTGTCCTTCTCGATCGTGACACGGTACGGCAACGCGATCTGCTTGCCTTTGAATGGCGCTGGTGCGAAGTCGTCGAGGTCCAACTCGCAATAGCACTCGTAAAGGGTGTGCGGCTGATCCTCGGGCCGCACGGCCTCTGTCTCGCGCCCCTCAATGTCCCCTTCGATCTTCTTCGCCGTTGTTTCAGTCGAGCGCGTTGGCGAAGTCAAATCGACCTGACGGTAATGGCCGGCCACCTGCATCCGCCGGATCGTGTTCGGTGACGCCTCCGAACGATGCGTGACGCGTTGGGCTGATTCCAGATCGGTGGCGCTGGCATCGACGATCAGATCGGCGGCATCAACCGATTCCGATGTCGGGCGGCGCTTGAACGGGTGCCGATAGACCTTTTTGAATCCAGAGCCCCCGAATACTGTCATGAACAGCATCCGGTCGGTGTCCGGGTAAAATTCTTTGGCGCACCGGGTCAGAAATCGGTTGGTCTGCTTTTCAAGCGCCTCCGCCAGCTTGTCGGTTCCTCCGGTCTCCTCGCCGTCATTCGTGACCTTGACCGGTCCGGAGGCGGGCAGCAGTTCGGCCCGCGCCGTGGCCTGCGCCTGCAAGACGGCCTCCAATAGCAATGGGTGGCGGACCCTGCTCATGCCCTCGACCCCACCCGCGTCAGAGCTGGGGTTTTCCAACTTCAGCCCGAGCAGCTCGAAACCCGCCCGGCGCGTTTCAAGCCACTCCTGTCGGCTCCCGTCGTCGGCCTCGATCCCCTCGATCAGATCGGAGGCAATGTGATCGAGTTCGCGCTCATCCACCTTGTCCGCAAGATTGGCCCAATGGGCGTCCTTGTCGACCTTGGCCTCATCCTTGCCGCCCAGATCAATCTCAACGGACCCGTCAGCCAGGCGGATAATCCGCGCGCCGGTCTCCGGGTCTATCTCATGACCTTCTGGCGCCTGCTCGTCGACATCAAATTCGATGGACCCATCATCGAGCGCCTCGGGACGAGGCGGCTCGTGCAGGTTCCAGATCGGCGAAGTCATGAGCGCAACCGAATCCTATCCAGTTGCTGGCGCTGCATTTCCAAGGCCCCCAACTGCTTGGTGGTCAAATCATATACGTGGGACCGATCAGTCTTCTTCTGCTCGATTGCTCGGTTTGTCGCTTCGACAAGAGCCAAGGCCGGGTCATAGCGACGGGTCAGCCGCTCGTTGAGGATGTCGGCCTCGGTTTTCTGATTTCTGAGAAACTCGGCAACGTTGCGACGGCACTCCTTCACCTCGCGCTCCGCCGCAAGGCCGGCCGCACTGCCCCAGTCACGCTTCGCCTCAAGCGTCAGGCCGAAAACAAGCGCCGCCTCTCCCGCCCGCTGCATCCATGCGGCAAGCCGCAATCGCAACGACGTAACAATCCGTTTCATTAGACCCCTCACACAGGATAAAGCGGTTCTGGCTTGCCACCGTAGTTCCGTGCGGCCTGATCCTCTTGATAGGCACGCTCGGAGCGATGGGTGATCAGGCCGCTTTCACGCAGATGTTTGAGCGCCTGCGTTGCGCTGTCTGTTAAATCGCGGTAACGGCCGCGTGGAAACGACTGCATCTCATCAATGACGAGATCGGCCCACTCCCGATCCGGGGCTGACACGAGCCGCTGGCTGAATACCGGCTGCACTGCGTGCGCGCGCGATACCTTGTCGCCAATCGGCGTGACCAGCTGGATGGCCCATGACTCACCGACATGCAGCCGCCGCAGCTCCTGCGACACGGTTATCCCTGTCGCCTTGGCCTCGATGAGCAGCAGGTCAACCTTGTAGCGTCGGCACGAATAGGCCAGCCACTCGCACAAGCCCCAATCGGTCTGGGTTCGACGGTTGAATGCCTCCTCCGTCTCGCCCGGCTCACGTGCGGATTCAGGCCCGTGCAACTCAAGGAATTTGCGCCAGGCGTGCATCAGCATGATTTTCGGAGCGCCGAGAGCATCGCGATAGACACCCCAGATCGTCAGCGCCGACGGATCGTTAGTTTCCTTCTCGGTGTAGGCCGTATCAGCCGAGGCCAGCACAAATTCAAACGGCGGGAACTTGTTGTTCGGGTCTTCCCAAAGGCCCCACCAGTCGCGCTTGAAGATGCCGCCGCCACGCGGCGTCGGGGCTTGCTGGTACTGACCGTTGTAGGCGTAGGGACCGAGATCGTTTTGCAGCTGCTCGACCACGTGCGCCGGGAACCTCCCCGGCCACGCCAACTCGCCCTCATCCTCACGCGGGTCCGACCATCCGATGTCCGTTTCACACCGTCGTCCGGGATCAAACTCCATCGGGATCATCAGGTGCACATAATCCATGGCCCCCGTCAGGATTGCTCCTGAGACATCGGCCTCATGCACCCGCTGCATCACAACAACGATGGCGTCAGCCTCAATATCATTGAGGCGATTGAGCATCCCTTCCTTGAACCACCTGACGGTTTCAGTTCGAACCGCTTCGGACTCAGCTTCCTTGATGTTGTGCGGGTCGTCCAGAATGACCCTGTTTCCCCGCTCGCCTGTGCTGACGCCCTCAATCGAGGTGGCCAGTTTGAATCCCGTTACGCTATTCGAAACCTTTGTTTCGCCCACCTTGCGGGGCTTGAAAGCGTGGCCCCACATCTCCTGATATTCCGTCGACAAAATCAGATCGCGGAACCTCCCGTTATCGCGCTCGGTCAGCTGGACCGAATACGAAAATGCGACATACCGCAGGTGCGGCATCTCGCACGGGCCCCATTCCCACGCGGGCCAGAACACGTCCACCATCAACGATTTCATGAAGCCGGGCGGCACATTTATCAGCAGGCGGTTGATCTCGCCGCGCGTGACCGCCTCCAGATGCTCGCAAATCGCTTCCAGCGCCCAGCCTTCCACGAATTTCGTCGATGGCTCCAAGATGTGCCAAAAATAGCGGACAAAGTGGAGCAGCCCGCCTCGCCCGGCCTGCCGCTTGCGCTCCTCGCGCAACCGCATCTCATGGAGCATGGCATTGAGCCGCAGCAGCTTGTCGCGGCGGCCATCCGCCTCAGTGTTTAAGGCCACCATCGCGCTTAACGGGCGTCAGCGTGATGCCCAATTCCCGCGCCTGCGTCAGCACCTCGTCCGCCAGCGCGGCGTCGTCCATGTCGGTAAAGGCACCGGGCCCACCGACCTCTTTCCGCTCCACGTACATGCCGAGATGTTTCCCGAGAAGCTCAAGCGCGCGGTTGGCAACATTGCCCTGATAGGTATATTCACCCGTGGGGTTGCCCTCGCCGTCCGTAACCGCCTCGTGCTGCATCGCCCGCTCGACGTTCTCCATCAGCGTCCGGATGACCCACTCCTTGGTCAACGCAACCTTTTCGACGGCCTTGAGCAGGCCCTTTTCGTAAGTGGCCGCACGCTCTCCGAGGATTTCGTCGATCCGGGCGCGCACCATATCTCGTTTCAGCATTCGACTAGCCGACACGCTGGCCGTGTTTTTCGACTGCGGGGAAAACCCGCTATCCAGATACGCCTCTGCCGGCCCCATTCCGCTCGCGATATTTTG